CAACAAGACAACGAACACCTTAAGCACTGATGTTTATGTTGCAAGCGCAGGAACCGCTTCCGCACCATCGATCACCACCACAGGCGACACCAATACGGGTGTGTTCTTTCCTGCTGCTGATACGGTAGGTGTAGCTACGGGTGGCTCCGAGCGGATGCGTATTGATTCCCTCGGCAACGTAGGGATTGGGGTAACGCCAAGTGTTTGGTATACAACTGGTGGCTATCATGCGCTTCAGGTCGGAAACACAAGTCTTTTTGGTCGTGACGGCACAAACTCTGAATTGTATTTAAACGCAAATGCTTATGACAATTCTTCAGGTAACGCCACATACATTTCAACAGACTATGCCTCACGTTATAACCAAAATGATGGCGCTCATGCGTGGTTCACCGCCCCCTCCGGCACAGCAGGTAGTGCTATCACTTTCACCGAGCGGATGCGTATCACCTCCGCAGGTTTTGTGGGGATTGGGACGAGTTCGCCAGCAGTTCCTCTTGACGTTGTTGCTCAAACTTCTGCAAGTATTGCCCGATTCAGAGGACGAAGTTCTGACAATATTGCCACTCTTGAGTGGTATGACAACACAAACGCTACCCGATACACATACATTTCTAGCGGACCTTCCTTAAGTTCGTTTTGGAATCAAGCTAATACACCAATGGCATTTGGTACTAACGACACCGAGCGGATGCGGATCGACTCCTCCGGCAACGTAGGGATTGGTAGTACCTCGCCCTCTACTTACGGAGATTCTGGTGGCGGCCCAAATATTGTGGTTCAGTCAACTGGTACAGGGCGAGGTGTTTTAGTTTTTGCTTCTCAGCAAACTGGCGGGGCTGATGAATTTTTAGGCAAAATTAATTTTATTGATTCAGACAGCACAAACACTAATTTTCGTGGCGCAGGAATACTTGGTGTGCGAGGTTCTGATGCTAATAGCGCATATTTAACGTTTAATACCGCCAACAGTGGCAATGGCGCCGAGCGGATGCGTCTCAACGTAGACGGTTACTTGCTTGTCGGTTACACCGCTTCAAACGGCGCATACAAACTTCAAGTCAACAGTCAAATCTTTGCCACCAGCGCAACGATTGCAACCTCTGACGGACGATACAAAGAAAACGTCACGCCACTTACTGGCGCACTGGATATTGTCAAAGCACTGAATCCAGTTCAGTTTCAATGGAAGCAACATCCAGTTCACAACTTTGACCGTTCATGCCCAACGGTAGGATTTATTGCTCAAGAGGTGCAGCAAGTTCTTGCTGATAAGCCTTACCTTGATAGCATCATCAAAGCCAATGAATGCACGATCCAAGAGGAAGTAAAAGACGAAGAAGGCAATGTCGTTACACCAGCAGTCAAAGAGGATTTTTACGGCATTGCTGAAGGCAACATGATTGCTATTTTGACTAAGGCCTTGCAGGAAGCGATTGGCGAAATTGAGACGCTAAAGACCAAAGTTGCAGCCCTTGAAGCTAAGTAAGGAGATCTAAATTGTCACAGGTAAAAATTCAAGGTGGTGCTTCGGGATCAGATAACTACACGATCCTAGCACCAGCTACGTCCACAGGCGATAAAACGCTTACCCTGCCCACGGCAACGGCAACACTAGCTTCTACGGATGCTAATACGTTCACGGGAGTGCAGACCTTCCCAGCGGGATCGGTATCAGCCCCATCTATCACCACCACAGGCGACACTAATACGGGTGTGTTCTTCCCTGCTGCGGATACGGCTGCGATTGCTACGGGTGGTAGCGAGCGGATGAGGGTTGATTCGTCGGGCAACCTCGGCTTGGGGGTGACGCCGAGTGCTTGGCAATCTTCATCTAAGGCGTATGAATTGGGTTCCGCAGGGACAGCCCAAGCCTCGTGGCAAATCACAAGCAGCGGGTATATGGATATTTCCCGAAATGCCTATGTTGCCTCTGGAGGAACATCAACCTATAAATACAACGGTTATGCGCAGCAGTATCGTCAAGACCCTAACGGTCTACATTCTTGGAGCGTAGCCCCCTCCGGCACTGCGGGCAATGCGATTACGTTCACGCAAGTTCTTTCTGTAGATCGCGCAAAAACGCTTGCTCTTGAGGGTGCATCAACTCAAACCGGCACCGGCATCACCTTCCCCGCCACGCAATCTGCATCCTCAAACGCTAATACGCTGGATGATTATGAGGAGGGGACTTGGACACCGACATTAAAAGAAGGAACTAATACATTAACTGCTGGAACTAATGGTGGATATTATACAAAGATTGGTAATCAAGTAACAGTTTGGATAAACATACAAGATATAAATAAAAGTGGTTCGGGCAACTTATCAATTACTGGTCTGCCCTTTTCTGCGAATGCAGCCAACGACAGATTTATTTCCGGAGCAATTGCTTTTAATAGAATAGATATACCGGCAGGAATTGGTAGCCCTTACGCAAACATACCAAATTATAGCTCTTTGCCAACAACACTATATTTATTTTGGAACACAGATGGCAATACCAACGGTCAGCAATGGACTGCGGCAGATTTAGCAGATAACACTTCGGCTGATATTGCTTTTACCTTGACTTATTTTGTTTAACTACCTACACCGGACTAGTGTAGACGGACTTTTAACAAGGAGCATTAAATGGCAATCGAGAAAGTAAAAGTAATTGACCAAATCACAGTCACTGAGAATGGCATCATCCTGTATCGGGAAGCAACCAAGATCATTGAGGATGGTGTAGAACTCACAAAGACTTACCATCGTAGTTCACTGACACCCGGACAGGATCTCACAGGGCAACCCGACAAAGTGATTGCTATAGCTCAAGCAGCGTGGACTGCGGATGTCATTGCGGCTTATCAGGCTTCCCAAGCATGAAAACACTAGACTTTAACCTGACCGTGGAAGAGGCTAATCTGATCATGCAGGCATTGGGCAATTTACCTTATGCACAGGTATCAGCCTTAGTGGACAAGCTGCGTGAACAAGCCAAGCCTCAGTTGGAAGAGGCGTAATGGAAGATAAAGCCCACGAGCTAGCCGTTCTCAAGGCGCAAGCCAGAATCAAGCTAGAGGAACTCAAGGCTCAGGACTCAGCCAAAGAGGTTGCGGGAAAAGCGATTGGCGAAGATGGTCTGCTTTACATCTTCCTGATCGTACTTGTGGGTGTTGGTGCGTCCCTCTTTTTGGAAGGCGAAAAGATCGCGGCTGTTATGGGTCTTCTTGGCGCTTCACTTACTGCACTTATCCAGATGTTAAATGGCATTGCAGGCACTGCGCCAAAGCAGGAAAAGCCTGAGTTTGAGGTTATCAAGGATCTTATCACCCGCCTTGACAAACTAGACCGCACCGAGCCACCCATGCAAGTGGATGTTGAAGGCTCCAAGGTAACGGTTAAGAAAGGTGCCGACATCGTAACGGCTAAGGGGTAATTATGTTTGAGCTACTCGGCGGCGGTCTTTTAGGCTCCATCTTCGGCGGCATCTTTCGCCTTGCCCCTGAAGTCCTTAAGTTCTTGGACAAAAAGAACGAACGCCAGCATGAGTTATCCATGTTCCAGCTTCAGACCGATCTGGAAAAGATGCGCGGTGAATTCAAGATGGAGGAGAAGTATGTTGACTACTCTATCCAGCAGATGGATACGATCAAAGAGGCATTTAAGGAGCAAGCTCAGACTGCAAAGGAAGCAGGTTGGTTGGCTTCTTTTATCACTGCTATCACCCGTCCTGGCCTCACTTGGATTGCTTTTGGGGTTTATGTTGCTGTTAAAGCTGCTGGCCTGACGATTGCTTTTCAGACCAACGCGAACTGGGCCGAGGTCTTAACTAAGTCCTATGACGAGGATGATTTCGCCATGCTGAACATGATGCTCACTTTTTGGTTTGTTGGGCGCAGTATTGAGAAATACAACAAATCGTGAAAGAGGCAAAGAAGCTTTGCAAGGATGTACTGATCAAGCCCTTTGAAGGCCTAGCAAAGCGTTTGCCTGACGGACGTGTAACAGCTTATCCCGACCCCGCAACAAAAGGGCATCCTTGGACAATCGGCTGGGGGGCTACCGGCCCTGATATTAATCCCGGCACGATCTGGACGATTGAGCAGTGCGAAGATGCGCTGGATCATCATGTGGAGTATTTTGTCCGAGGTCTGGTAAAGCTTTCACCCAAGATTCAAACCGCACTACCGCGACGCATTGCCGCTGTGACTAGCTGGGTCTACAATTGTGGCTTAGGAAACTATCGGGTTTCCACGTTCAAGAAACGTATTGATGCGGGAGACTGGGATGGTGCAGCAGACCAATGTATGCTCTGGAACAAAGCTGCCGGTAGAGTTCTTCCTGGTCTCACACGCCGACGTGCGGCTGAAGCTGCATTGATGAGGTGAACCGTGAACACAAAAATTTGCATTAAATGCAGAATCACAAAATCTCACGCAGAGTTTTACAAAAACAAACGCATGAAGGATGGATTAAATACGTTTTGTATTTTATGTCACAAGGCTGACAACTTATCTCGCAAGAAAGTCAAACGACAGGATCCCGAGTTTGTTGCCAACGAAAACGCGCAAAAAAAAATATACAGGGAAGAAAATAAAGAAAAAATTGCAATTGGAATATTTAGCTGGAGAAAAAGAAACGCGGATTATGTAAAAGAGTATGGGAAAAAATACCGCCAAGAAAACAAAATGCGGTACAACTTTCTTTGCCAAAAGCGTAAGATTGATTTAATCAACAGAACGCCAAAGTGGCTTGACGAAGATGACCTATGGATGATAGAGCAGGCATATGACATTGCCATCAAAAGATCTTCGACTACCGGAATTCAATGGCACGTAGATCACATCATTCCTTTAAGAGGTAAATACGTATCCGGGCTTCATGTGCCAACAAACTTGCAAGTAATTCCTTGGTACGAAAACCAAAGAAAAACTAACAAATTTGAGGTGGGCCGTGCCTCTTAGCAAAATCATTAATCGTCCAGGCGTATCGAGAGAAAACACGCGATATACCAGTGAGCAAGGTTGGTATACATCAGAGA